TGCATTCCCATCGTGAAGTTCTTGATGAAGTTGTTGATTGCCTGTAGGTTGTCCTGATCCTCAATGTAGAACAAACCCCTGCCATCGGGAGTTCCCTGCACGTTCTTTGTGTAGAGAGCCTCTGCCAAGGTCTGATTGCGAGTCTTGTTTAGAAGATTACCCGCGACATCGGCAAGGGCATCTTTCCTGTTGAAATAGTGCATTTGAATCTCCTGATTTCCCAATGGTATGTATAAAGGAAAAACGACGAGAAAACTCGTCGTTCGTTCCCGTGCCTAAGAGATGTCAGTTCACTTGTTCCAGGGCAACTTGTCCTTAGCCCAAGTCCAAAGTGGTGCGCCGAGGAAGGCTCCAGCGACAAATGCGACGATGAGCCAACCGATGCTACCGAAAAAATCCTTGATTACTTCCATTTCCGTTTCTCCTTTGGGCATCATTACCCTTATAGATGTATGTATGCTTTGTTTTTGAGATTTCCTAAAGTGTCTTTTTGCTAAATAGAACAGGAGGATTTATTTATGTCTCAAACCTATACAGAGGCTTTTTCCATTCCAACCGGAGGATCGTCGGCTGGTTGCATGGCATTGCACAATTCAACGTCATCACCAATCACCGCAGTAGTTGTCCCTTGGAGGTTTAATGGCAATGGTGGTGTTGGTGGTGCAACTTGTGCCGTAGCGATTCCCGCCGGTGGCATTCTTCCGCTGAAGGTGCGCGAGATAAGGAGTGCGGGAGCGGGTCTAATCGGTTTCAACTGAACAGAGTCGAGGGTGGCTTGATCTCATGCCACTGCTTGTACAACTGAATGGCACGAAGAAGCCCATCGACATAATCGATGGGTTTTCTCTTGAACTCCTGTAGGACACCAGTCTCGTTGGCAACGAGGATGACGATCTGCTCGACCTTACGTCCCGTGATCTCCTGATACATCAGGGCATATGCCGTGGCTTGCTGAAAGTAGTTCTTGATGCCGCTCTCAGCCTTCTCCTTGTTGGAACCCTTGAAGTCAACGACTGAGAGTTTTCCATCATAGTCGCAGATGCAATCGACGCGACCCGCAAGACCGATTGACTCGCTCCACATCTGAGTCTCAAGTGCATAGACATTGTCGATGTGATCCTCGACATGGTTCTTGAGCATATGGAACAGCGAGTCGATCTCGACGTTCTCCGTGAGTTCGACTTCCTCGTTCTTGAGCAGATGCTCCATCATGGAATGGATCTTGTTTCCGCGATCAACGACGCGGACGGATTCGGCGGGATTCTTGCGCCGCCAGATGTCGAATCCTTCCTTGCCTTCAAATCCCGTGACCGTGGTGACGGATGGGAGTTTGATGCCCGAAGGAGTCTGATACGTCCTGCCCTCCTCTCCTTGAACGGCAACGAGAGATTCAAGGTCGAGTTGGGCTGGAATGTAGTTGTATTTCTTCAATCACTTGTCCATTTCACAGGGAGGAGTGGGGAAATCCTTGCTCCTCTTCGATATGTCCATGCTCTGACCAGGTGTACCAACCTTGGTTTTCTTCTCTATATCTTTCTTTTCGGAGATCACTTCTCGGAAGTACTCCGTGGCTTCATTGACCGACATACCACTATACCTTGCCTCTCGCATCAAGTCAACATAGACTTGATTTGAAACAATAACTTGCCAAGGTAGTCCCATCTTATCGGCGCATCTACGCATGAAGGAATAATCCGACTCATGGTGTTCAGATAGTTTCTTCTTCATTTGATTTCTTTCTTTTCGATGGCTTCTCCGTCTTCGGCTGTGGATCGCAAAGATTCAGAATCCTCTCCTTCTCCTTCTCCGTCAGCGCGAAGAAGCCAATGGACACAAGCATCTTGATGCGTTCGATCTTGTTGGGATCGCCACCTTCAATGACGCTCTCTATCATGGAGATGTGTTCTTTCTTCTTTGCCATCATCAGTATTTAGCAGATGTAAAAACACACGCCCTCTGTTAGAAGGGCGTGTGCGGTAGCGAAGTTCCTTGTCGGGGTGAGTTACCTCCCCAACGCGCAGTGAATAGCGTAATGAACGCTTGCACCGTCCCCACAACCGACTCAGTGAGAAGATTGGGGCGAACACCAGTATGTATAAGTCACGATTCGTCGGCAAGACGCTTGAAGTAGTCGAGGGCATCATCATCGCCATCGCTATCCTCGCTCTTAGCCTTCACCTGACGACCAGGACTCTTCGCTTCAGCAGAAGGGAACTTCGGAGTGAACTTCTTCTGAGGAGTCTCTTCCTCCTCCTCAAGGTCCATTTCCTCTGCCTTCTGCGTGGCTGAACCATTGATCACTGACTGAAACTTTGCCTTCAGTTCAGCATGAGACTTGAACTGATCGGGCTTGGTGAACTCCTGTAGGGAGTATTCCTTTCTCCACAATGCCTCAAGTTCCTTGTCATTGCCCTCAAGCAGGGGAGCCGATGCAGAGAACTCCGACTTGTCGTAGTTGCGGTATCCATCGACATTGCGAATCTTGATCTTGAAGTTCGCACCCTGCCAGAAGTCGAACGGATTCACAGGATCCTCGTCCTTGTACTGAGGATTCATCTTGTCGTTGATCTTGTCGAAGATCTTCTTGCCGTAGCGGTAGAGGAAGACCTTGCCATTGTTGGCAGGATTGACGGGATCCTCAATCACAAGGATGTTGCTGATGTACGACAACTTGCGCTTGCGCTGACGGGCAATGTCCTTGTCGGCATCGTCCCCGCTGTTCCACAGTTCGTTGTTTGCCTCGCAGACGGGACACTTCTGTCCGATTGTGGTGGGGCAGTTCTCAATATACCAACCACCCTTGGACTGAAATCCGTGGCTGAATACGCGAACCCAAGGCAGATCCTCATTGGGGGGAGCAGCAAGGAAGCGGATGACGGCATAGCCGTTTCCCGTCTTGTCAACCTCGGGCTGCCAGAAGCGGTCGTCCTTGTATGAGTTCTCTCCCCCGCCCTTGGCGACCTTCTCAAGTTGGGTGGCAAGTACCTGACTTGCGGACTTTGAACTCTTCTTGAAACTTGCGAAATCCGACATGTTCTGTTTCTCCTTTGTGTACGGTGTATGCGGATGACTGACTAGATAACTGAGTATACGGCGTGTGCTGATGAAGTCAAGAGAAGGGTAAAGATTTCTTCTTAGGCATGAGGTTGACCTCCATTGCCTCCTTCTCAATGTTCTCAATGATCGGCTTCGACAAATGCTTCGCAATGAGCGAAGCATCGACGGAATGCTCCTCGCAAAGTTCCAAAACGGCATCCATGTAGGTGATGTTCCTTGTGGAAACCATGCGTTCTATGGTGTTCGAAATCTGCTCTGGGTTGATCATGGTGTAGACTCTACCCGTATTTAGGTAGGAAGCAAGGGATATAAATACAAAGAGCATCAGAATCAAAAAGGAATCGCAATGGCACTAGACACGAACAACAACTTTGTGGTGGCAGGATATACGGGTGAGGCAAACATAGCAACCGACTTCTCCCTGTCGGAAACCGCACACTTCCAAGTGGTCAAGATGGCATATGGAAGCACCGCAGAGGAGCCTATCCGCGTCACGGACAGCACCCCATTGCCTGTGAACATAATGAACAACCCATCCGTGAATGCCACGGTATCGGGAAGTGTATCGGTGTCTAACAATGTCGCGGTTTACGGAATAGTCGGAGCAACCGCAGTCGGTGTCACCGCAAGTGATTTCGATATCAGAAACCTCACGGCAGGAGTAGTCACCGCAGGAGATCCATCGATTTCAACCATCGACATGGTCCGTGTCATTGGGTACTCGGGTGGACATCCTGTTGGTGTCACTGCAAGCGACTTTGATATCAGGAACCTAACAGCAGGAGTAGTAACTGCTGGTGATCCAACTGCCTCAACGATTGATATCGTCCGTGTCATCGGCTACTCGGGTGGATATCCCATCGGTGTCACTGCTGTTGATCTCGACATAAGAGGTCTTAGCCACTCCACGGATAGTGTCCGAGTTTTGGGGGGAATGACGGTATCCAATGGTGAAGGAAGCCCATTTGTTGGAAACGACGTAAGCCTTGGATTTCAAACAAGACTTCT